GTGAGTGCTTCTGTGTTCACCTATGATTTAACCACTGGCACTGGCACAGAAACCTACACTGGCAGCGGCACAGCCGTCTATGCTGGCATTTCAACGGTGGATAGCTTTAATCGCATCTTCCGCGACAATCCACTCAATCTTAATAGCTCAGTGGAGTATGAGTTCTATGTAGATATTGATGGGGCGCACGTTATCAATAATTTCTCCAACAATAGTTCGTTCTGGGTTAATTATTACAAAGAGTGGAGTGGGCCATACACGGCGGCATCCACAGACATTCCCTTAGAGTTCTATCGTTTTGCTGTCCATGCCACCTATGCTGACTATCTGCGCTTTGATGGGCAGATTGACAAGGCTATGGCCGAAGAAAACAATGCCCAGCAGTATCTTATGATAGAAGTAGACAAAGCAGAAAACCAACGTAACGTAAACACCTTACAACGCAGAATCTCAACCTATAATTCCCGTCAATCCCGCTAATCATGGCTAATACATTTTCAGTCAATTTATATCCGCTTCCCGCACCCGGTGCTACGCTCCAGAAAATTACAGTGAGTACCGCAGCTATTCCGTTTACCTCCATATTTTATGACGGCAAAACAAAGTTTGTGCTATTTGAAGTGCAAGCTGGTGGGGTGTATGTCACCTTTGATGGCAGCACACCTAGCTCGTCTAATGGGCATCTCTATGCTGTAAACACCCGCGAGTTCTGGAGTGCTAACAGGGCAGATGCGGCTAAATTCATCCGTGCAACAGTGGATGCCACTGTCTACGGCTCACCCTTCACCTGCTAATTTTATGGCTAACTCAAGAATCGTTAATGGCCCAATGCAAGTGTTACCCGCTCCGGGCGTGGGTGATAGAACATTAGCTGTTACGGGAACAGCTTCTGATTTTATTGTGGCGGCACTTGATGCTGACACAAGTCATGTTTATTGGAGCTTAGAGGGGTGCGATATGCGCGTCACAATTGACGGCGGCACACCTACAGCTTCGGCTGGACACATCTTTAAGGATGGCAACTCTGGCATTTGGAGCCGTTCATGGGCTATTGCTGCTAAGGTGATAGCGGTATCTGGTAGCGGCACACTTACAATCAGCGAACTTAACTACGCCTAATATGTCTGGAATCTTCGACCAAGTAATTAACTATTCTCCATCAACGCCTAGTACAGGTGGAGTAACAAGCGTATTTGGTCGCACGGGCGCAGTGGTTGCTGTTAGCTCTGACTATGCTACGGCTGGCATTACAGGCACAACCATCACCACTCCTGTTATTGCCCAAATCAATGACGCGAATGGTAATGCCACTGTCAAACTGACAGGCATAACAAGTGCAACGGATTACTTAGAAATAAAAAACGCAATTGGCGTTGGAAGTCCGCTTCACGTTCTTGCTGAAGGCGCAAGCGCAAACATCGGCCTGCATTTGCAGCCGAAGGGAACTGGGCTTTTAACAATCAGCGACGGCGTAGATTTCAATAAAGGTATTCGCTTCCGCAGTTCGTCGAGCGCAACCAGCGCGGTTACATTGATTGACGCAGTCTCAACCGCAGGCAGAGTCATTACGCTGCCAGACGCTACGGATACATTAGTTGGTAAAGCTACCACAGACACGTTGACAAACAAAACGCTCACGAGTCCGACGATGACTGCGCCTGTTCTTGGCACGCCAGCCAGCGGCACAGTGACCAACCTCACTGGAACGGCATCAATTAACATTAACGGAACCGTGGGAGCGACCACACCTAGCACGGTGGCGGCGACGACTTTGTCGGCCACGGGTGCATTAACCGTAGGCGCATCAGGAGCCACCATTGGAACAGCAGCAGCTAGCACGAATGCAATCCTTATATTAGATGGCGCAACTACGAGTAGCTATGGAGCATTTATGCGCTTCAATCGTGGCGGCACTATCAAATGGCAGATTGGACACGAAAGCGGTATTATTGGAAATAACACTGATGCATTTATTCTATATGACCAAGCTGCCGCTGCTATCGGCCTAAAATATACAACAGCCACTGGCCTCGCGGTCACTGGGACTTTGTCTAGCACCACAGGAGCCAACTTTGCGACGACCAGCGGCAACGTCGGCATTGGGACGGCGAGTCCTGCCCAATTATTGGATATTCTTGGAACTGGTGCGCCAAGTGCTAACATAAACGCACTTGCTTTAGAATTACAAAGAACTGGTGCAAGTTCTGGTGGTGACGAGAAAGTTGGAATTTTGTTTCGGCAGAACAATAATTCTGGTGCGTCTACCATGTTTGATGCCACAAGAATTTATAGCCAAGTTGAAGATGCGTCACCTAATGGTAGTTTTAAGTTAGTATTTGCTACTAAGACTAACGGCGGCTCATTAACAGACAGGATGATTGTAAGCTCCACTGGCCTCGCGGTCACTGGGGCTTTGTCGGCCACCACTGGCATTACCAGCACGTTCAGCAACGCAGTAGCCCAAGGCATAAACATACGTGAAACTACTGATGCAAGCGGGGCGTTTTTTGAGGTTTACCGCAAATCCAACAGCACTGCCATTGGTTCTGTTGCTCGCGTCACCACCACTGATGCCGTTGTTTTTAACACCACCTCTGACGCTCGCTTAAAAGAAAATCTCCGCGACTTTACGGATTCTGGCCGTCTGATTGATGCGCTAAAACCTCGCGTGTTTGACTGGAAAGATTCGGACAACAACGGCAAGGATGTCATTGGTTTTGTTGCTCAAGAGGAACACGCCGCCGACCCTATCTTTGCCCATATCGGTGCAATTAGCGTAGGCGACGACGACCCCACCACCATTACAAAGCAGTGGCAGCGTAGTGATGCGGCTCTCATTCCTATCCTCGTAGCCGAGCTGCAATCACTCCGCAAACGCCTCGCCGCCCTAGAATCCAAATGAGCTACGACCCTCTCAGCATTGACGCTCAGCTATCCGCTATCCTGACGCGCATGGACGCGCAGGACAAGGTGCTTGAGCAAGTGTTGCAGCAGTGCATCAAGACAAACGGTCGCGTGACGATGCTTGAAAGTTTTAAGAACGAGCTTCGGGGAAAGGTAGCGGTTTTGGCGGCAGTGATTTCGGCCTTGACTGCTTGGTTTATTAAACGTAATGGATGAGTATGACCACAGAACAAGCCCTCAACAATCTTTATAACGCCGCTCGTCTTGCCCCTCTAACAGCAGAGCAGCATGAGCTTATACGTAAATGCGCTGAACAGCTTGCGGAAGCCTTGAAGCCTAAAGCCGAGCCTGTTGCTCTAGACTAATATGTTTAGCTTCATCAGCAGCGCATTAGGGGGCAGCTTGCTCGGCGGCATCCTAAGCCTATTCCAGAAATGGGCTGACGTTAAGGCTAAGGGGATGGAGGCCGATATTGAGATACGAAAGATGGAGAGCATGGCGCGGCTCAAGGTGACGGAAGGTGAGCTGGCGGCTTTTACCACGTCCCAGCAGGCCAATGAGGACATTGACATCCCTGCCAACACGCCTGTCTGGGTATCGGCTATCCGTGTGTTAGTAGACGCTTTTCGGGCATTTACCCGCCCCGGCCTCACTTGGGCCATGATTATTACGCTAAGTTGTGTTATATTTGGCGATAAACTAGGTATAACTGCCACAGAAGCCGTCATCTCCGACTTTGTATTCACTACTTCAACAGCCGTTATGTGGTGGTTTGGTAGCCGTCCTTTGGCTAGAACTGCCAAGTAATCGCTTGTAGCACCCTTTCCGTGCGTTTTAAGGCCATTTGACGCTTTAAGGCCACCTCACTACCAATAATTAATCAAATCCCCTAAAATGAAGTATAAAAGCGAAAAGAACATGAGCAAGAAGCAGATGATGAAGCATGAGAAGAACGAGTCCGCTAAAAAGCGCGTAATGGAGGCTGGCACGGCTAATGGTGGCCGTATGAGCTATTCCACTTCTCGTAAGTCTTGCTGAGATGAATCCAAGGGATTTGCCTTGTAACAGCCCTAGACGCGACATCCAAGGCGGCAAGAAGTCCGTCGTTAAAGCCTGCCAGAACGGACAGGAACGTATTGTGCGTTTTGGAGACGCTAATATGACAATTAAGAAGTCCTCCCCCGCACGCAAGAAAAGCTATTGCGCTAGGTCTGGCGGCATCAAAGGCAAAGATAACAAGCTATCTAGTAATTATTGGAGCCGCAGGGCATGGGACTGTTGAGGTAATATAAGCCTATGCCTCGTTTCAGCAATTACGGCCCATTAGATAATCCAATGCTTGAGGAAGGCGATACGGGGTTTGCCCGTATGAACGCACGCTTGCGTCCCGACCAACTGAAGGCAGGAGAAGTGGCCCTGTCTACCAATGGCCGCATGGATATTGATGGGGCGTGGCAGCCGCGCATGGGTGTTCAAAGTTTTGGCACAGCCGTCACTACTAATTCTACGGCTCTCACCCTACCGTTCTATCTGTATGCCAATAAAACTGGCAATAGCGTAAGCAGGGTGGGAGATGTCATTACTATTGGATTTGCAACAGCCCATGCATTTACCACAGCTACATTGGCTAAAGTATCTGGAATTACGGGCATTACGCCAACTCCAAATAAGAATAACGTCATCACTGTTGTTACTAGCACATCAATCAGCATTACGATTGTAGGGGCAACAGGGACGATTGGCGGCACGGCAATAGTGGGGTCGCCGCAACTAGAGGATGACATTGTAAATGCTGTCTATGGCTCTTGTCTATTCTCAGACCCTACGACAGATAATACGGAATACATTGTCATTGCCACAAATAATGGGGCGCAAGCCATTAAGGTTTCAGATGGTAGCAGCACAACGATTGCGTATCCTGCTGGCATTACAATTAGCTCAGAAGTTAATCTGCTGCAAGCATTTAACTACATCTTCTTATTCCGTGATGGCTTAACAGCCCTGCAATTTACAGGCACGCTCGTTGGCAGTCCAGCGTTTACCCTTGTTTCCAATGGGGCTTACACCCAGCCTAGTACGTTTAATACGGCTGGTAATTGTGCCATTGCTGATGGCGTAGTGACAATTACAGAAACAGCTCATGGGCTGGCAGTTGGCAATACTATCCGCATTATTGACCGTGGCACAACTACCCTTAATAACTTATCGGAGTTCTTTATTACGGTAGTGACGACTAACACATTTAAGTTCTTTGCCACAGCCAACGACATAACAGGAGCAAGTGTAGTAATGGGGTCGCCGCAAAGTGCTGGGGCTGGCTTCACCCATATGCCTGCGCCTCCGTGGGCTATCTATCACCAGAGACGGCTTTGGATGCCCTACTACTACACAATGGCTGGCAGCAGCGGCAGTCCCACCATTACATCCCGCAACGTTACGGATGAGGTGATTGCCTCAGACATTCTTGACCAGAACACCTACGACCAAATCCTAGACGGTTTCCGCATTGCCTCTGGTGGCGCGGACTACGTTGTTGCCATCCAGCCGTTTGCGGAGGACAATGTTATTGTGTTCAACCGCAACACTATTCACCTTATCCGTGGTGTTAGCCAAGCTCTTAGTGAAGTTACTGTGCAAGAAATTACCCGCGAGGTGGGTTGTATTGCCCGTAAAACAGTGGTGCAAGTTGGTGACCAAATCTTTTTTCTTTCAGACAACGGTGTATATTCGATTGACTTCAAAGACCTTTACAATCTTCGTGGGGCATCTGTTCCAATGAGCGAGGCAATCAATCCCCTCATTCAGCGGATTAATACGGCATACATTGCTAACTCAGTGGCTATCTATCACGACAATCGTTATTACCTCGCCGTTCCCTTAGATACATCAACAGAAAACAACGCTATCTTGGTTTACAACTTCCTTAACCAAGGCTGGGAATCATTAGACACTATTGAGCAAACTGGCTGGAATGTCCGCAACCTTATCCGTGCCGGAGCTGGCGGCCTAAATAAACTATATGCCATCAATCAGAACGGCGGCATCCATATCCTAGACAGCCGAGAAGACGACCTAGATTATATCAATCTACAAGTTGGCGGCACTCCAAGGGGTATTCCTGTCAACTCAGAATTGAAGACACGGCAATACACAGGCGGCACAATGGACAGAAAGCGTTTTAATTCCTTTGAGTTGCAAGCACAGAGTTCTGATAGCAATGTCTCAGATGTTGCCATTGCATTTTTAACGCAAAATCCAGATAGCGCAGAATTCCTAGATTCCTTATCTACCATGTTAGGTGCAACACTGCCTATCTCGGAAGATGTCTCTGCTAGAGGTCGCATTGGCAATATCCGTGGATATGGCGGTCAGTTTCTATTGGCTCCGCTAATTGGGCGTCCAAAGATTCGCACAATTAAAATAGCTGCCCAACTCACCGACCAAGGCATCAACTCCAAAGATTAATGTCTGACATTAAAACAGGGTTTACTTGGTCTGATGATAAGGCCAATTGGTCTAGCAACAAGGCTACGGCTTTGCGTCTTAATCAGATGATGGATGATGCCGATGTTAATATATTGGCTGGTAGTAATATCACCGTTACTAGAAGTGATGCTGGTATTACAATTGCATCTACCGCTGGCGGCACAGGCACTGTTACTAGCGTAGGAGGAACAGGAACAGTAAATGGCATAACGCTATCTGGAACAGTTACTTCTAGTGGAAACTTAACCCTTGGCGGCACTCTAAGTGGTGTTAATCTAACAAGTCAAGTAACGGGGGTGCTGCCGCAAGCCAACGGCGGCACAGGCCAAACAACATTAGGAGCAGGAACCTATACGGCTACAGGTGGTTCAACGGCTATTTCTTTAGCAAGTCGTTCTGCACAAATTATTAACGTATTAGATTATGGTGTTAGCAACAACGCTACATCTGACGAAAGAAGTCTAATTATTGCCGCATTAGAAGCGGCGCGACCATCAGCCTCTACGGGAACTTATGTAAAAGAAATAGTAGTGGTGTACGGTGGTTCTGGATATACTTCTGTTCCAACGGTTAATGTTAGCGTTGGTAGCGGCGGCACATTTACGGCTGTTGTTAAAGACCAAATGGTTCAAAGCGTTACAGTAACTGGTGGCGGCAGTGGGTTTGCTTACAATACAGAGGTAACATTTTCTGGTGGTGGTGGTAGTGGTGCATCTGCGTATGCCCTTGTTGGTCGTGGCAATACAGTAGTCTTCCCTCCGGGTCGTTATCAAGCCGATGCAGGCATTGCTATTGATGGTTTGCACAACGTAAATATTATTGCAAATGGTGCTTATTTATATCGCAGTCCCACAAACGGAAATCCCGGCCTTTGGGTTCAAAGACATTGCCACAACGTCACCATTGAAGGGCTGTATCTATGGGGAGATTCAGCAGAACGAAGCGGTTCTTATGGCGTAGGCATATTGTTGGCTGGTGACAACATTCAACTGCAAAGATGCTCGGTAAGTAAGTGGCCAAATTTTGCTATCCAGCTCTCTGCTGACACTGCTACTGAAGCGCGGTATTACGCTGGCTGCACGGTAAACGGCTGTGACATTAACAACACTTTTGCAGATGGCGTGCATCTCAACCAAGGGTATATCGGCACAAAGATAACCAACAACATTATCCGTAATACAGAGGAAGATGATGCTATTGCGTGCTTTAACGACAATAAAGACGCAAGGGTTTCAATGAATACCCTAATTGCTAACAACGTCATCACCGATTCTAGATGGCGAGGAATCCTTGTGGCTGGCTGCTATGACACTAACATTATTGGCAATGTCATTAGTGGCACAGCATCTCATGGGATATTAATTGGAGATGATGGTAGTAGCGTTGCTCTTGTTCTGACCCTAACCAATAATAGCGCAACGGCAACCGTAACCTCTGGAACACCTTGGGTTGGGGCTTACATTTGGGGAACAGGCCTTAGCTTTCCAGTGATTATTACGGCAGTGAGTGGCAGCACTATTACAATGAATCAATTGGCCAATGCCACTGGGACGGGCTATTCTTTCTCGGCATATCATGGAGCATTACGAGTCAATGTGGTTGGCAATCATATCAATAACGTCGCTACCTTAACCAAAAATGGCACGGGCTACACTGACCGTCACGGCATCTTTATCAATCATGCTAGCAGGGTCAATATAGGCAATAATCTTTGCGTTAATTTACCTTCCTCTGGCTATCCAGTGGTTACCAATAATGTGTCTTATGTCAACATATCGTCTAACTATGGCTATGATGTTGGCAGTGGAACATTAAGCTATAACGCAGGAGCAGACTCTTACTCTGTTTCTGCAATCTATTATCAAACTGGCGCATTAAAATACTTGGGTACGTCTGGGACAATTACAACCCTTGGCGCAGCTTAACCTTTAATAACAACTGATATACTACCCCTATGGCCGTTTTAACTACAGGTAATACATTCGCAAATGGTGACCAAGTAACAGCCACCAATCTTAATGCCGCTGTTAATAGCTCCATTTTTGCTTCTGGTGCGGTGGACACAATCACCACCTATCTCAATTCTGGTGCTATTAGCGTCAAGGATGCTGGCATTACAGCAGCCAAGCTAGAGACAGGCACAAACGGCCAGCTATTCATTGGTAACGGCACGGGCTTTACTAAGGCTACATTAACGGCTGGGGCTGGCGTTGCTATCACTAATGCTTCGGCAGCCATTACGGTGTCGGCGGCATCATTAGGCGCATCTCCTACCCAATACTACCTCACAATGGTAGACAAAACAGACACAACGGGCAAAACGCTCATGGTGTCTACAGCCTATCAGAACGCTGGTGGGGCTGGCAATGGCGACACAGTGTTTCCTACGGCTAAAGCGGTATTCTCTGGATTCTTTACGGCCAACACCTCTATTAACTCCCCAGAGTATCAGTCTGGCGGCACTAAAGTAGTAGGGACACAGCAGGCGGCAATAGCCGACCTTGCCCTCACGGGAACGGACTACGCCACAGAATACGCGACCATCAACACCAAGATGAACGACCTCCTAGCCAAACTTCGTACTCATGGGTTGATTGCTACCTAATGGGAGCTATCCAAGATGCAATCGCTCTATACGGCCCTGACTTTCCTCGGCTTCATGGGATGTATTTGGAGCGAGGCTTCTGTTATTCTGAGCCTACAATGCTTGCTCTTGCAAGGCCATGTGTGGCTGAACGATATGAGGAATGGGTTGAGCCGCAAGACGCAGATGCTTGGTGGATTGAATTATGTATTGGGCCTAACGCTCTTAGCATTATGTATAGCAAAATCCCTTTTCCGCTCTCAAGAATTGGTTGGCGCAGAGATTTTAACAACAAGCCCATTCCTCGCTTTTACGACTTTTACAAACTACAACATAGGATAAATCATGGGTTCTAATACATTTCCACAGCAACAATCTATGGGTCAGATGCAGCAGCCACAGATGGCTCCCATGCAGCAGCAAGACCAACAATCAGGCTTTGCTGGGATGTATGCGCCGCAATATGGGGCATTTTCTCCTATGGCTGGCGGAATGGCTATGTCTGGTGGTATGCAAGGATATGGCGGTGGACAGATGGCACAGGGATACGGTATGGCTTCTCCCGCCCAAAGCAATTATCAAGGGCTTGACCCAGCAATGAGTTATTATAACGATGCGGGTCAGTTGTCATACGAACAGGCATCACAGATGCAAAACCAAATGGTAGATGGAAGAACTGGGTATATGCAGAATATATCTGACTTGCCACAAAACCAAGGATTACAGGCTCCGCGAGGCCCAAATGGAGAACCTGCACCAGCTAGTTATTTTGCAGATTCGGTAAATTATTCATCCCCAGCATCATCCATTGTTAATCAACAAGCCCAGCAAGCTGCTCCCAATTATCAGGTTCCACAAGTGCAACAACAGCAGCCTATGGCTGGATATGGCGGCTATGCACAGCAGCCTATGCAGCATAATACATATGGCGTTCAACAGAAAAGCTCACGCCAAGGGCCACAGCGTCTCTACTAACACTTACTAATACAATGGGTTCTAAAATATCAATGCCACAGGCTCCCGCAGCCCCCACTCCTATTGACCCCGGCCAATCCGCTTTGGCATACATGAATAGCATGGCTGACCCAGCCTTGCAACAGAAGATATTGCAGAGCGAGCAGATGTATCGTCCTCAGTATGCGGCACTTAACCTAGCTGACCTAAATACATATTTAATGGGCGGCGGCGGCCAAAAGGGTGTGCTAGACCTTAACGCCCAAGCTACCCAGCAAGCCAATCAGATGCAGATGGACGCTCTCTCTCAGCAGAGGATGCGCGACATTGCAGACGTAGAACAATACGGCGGCAGAGCCACAGAAGCCCTCCGTAACGCTGACCCCTATCAAAAAGCCTTGCTGCAAGGCATGAATCAATATGCCCTACAGAGTGCTGGGGCGGCTGGCCGTCTATCCCCAGAGGCTCAACGTAATGCTGAACAGCAGGCTCGCCTGTACGGGCAGGCGCGTGGGCGCGTGGGCGATACGTCCACAATAGCGGCTGAGATAATGAATCGTGAGGCTGCTATGGGGCAACGTCGTCAAGAGGCCGTAAATGCCGCGCAAATGGCCTTTAACGCCAATCGTATGACCTCGGCTGACCCTTTCCAAGCCATCCTTGGCAGGCCGTCAAATGCGGCACAATTAGGCATGGCGCAGACACAATTTGCTCAAGGTATGGCTGGTCAGCAAGGGCCGCAGCTATTTGACCCTAATGCGGGTATCAACTTGGCCTTGGGTCAGAACGCTAATCTGGGCAGCTACAACGCCAACATCTATGGCTCACAGGCTGGCTTTGCGGGAGCGCAGGCACAGGCCCGTGGTGCTATGATTGGTGGTGCGCTTGGTGGTCTTGGTGGTGCTATCGGCGGCAAGGGCATTAAGGGATTGTTTGGCTAATAATTTGCCGCACCTAAAACCAACTTAATCTAACATAACATGGCAACCTTCGGACAAGGCATTAACCCACAGCTCGGCGCAATCGACTATAGCCCTATTCTTAGGGGGTCTATGGCTGGCGCACAAATGGCTGCACAAGGCAGCCAAATGATTGGGCAAGGCTTGGCTAATCTTGGGCAAGAGGTTGGCAAAGGAGTTGAGGAATATTATAAAAAGAAAGAGAAAACCGAGTTAAAGAATAGGGCTATTACTACATTTCAATCTCTTGGTAAGGCCAATCCAGAATTTATCAGAATGCTTGGAATTAAAGACATTGAAGATACGGGGGTTGTTGGTGCAGTTGTTGAATCATTAGGTGGGCCAGCTAATGCTTTGCAGTTAGGAAAGACATTAAATGATGTTTCTACCCAGAGACAAGCTACTGCTCTTGGTAATCTTTATACTAGAGCAGGTAACACTAATTTAAGTCCTATTGATAAACAATTTAATCCAATCGAATATAGCCCAGAATCACAAAGAATGGCACAGAATCAATTCATGGCAGATACCACAACAAGATTACAACAAGACAAATTAAGGTCAGAAATTGCATTAGATAAAGCTAATGCTAAAAAAGCAGAAACACCCATGCAGGCCAAGCCACCAGTGGGTTATGAATATACCCCAACTGGCGGTCTTCAGCCAACTGCGGGAGGCCCAGCAGATGTTACAACGGCTGGAACTCCAGCCCAGATAGCAGCAGCAGGGGCAGCAAGGGCTGCCGTTACTCAAGATTTATTGATTAATAAACAAGCAGAAGCTACACGGTTGCAAACAAAAAAGTTTCTAGGTGCTGCTGAAGCAAGAAAAACAGAGCTAGAAACCACTTTAGACTTTGTTAAAAAAGCAAGAGCCTTATCTAGAAAGAATGTTGGCGGCCCAATTGGCGGATACATAGGGATGTTTGGCAAGGAAAATCAAAAATTAGCTGGTTATCTTGACACTATTAAAAGCAATCTGCGCCTTAATAAAATGGCTGAACTAAAAGCATTATCTCCCAGTGGTGCTACTGGATTTGGTTCACAAACAGAAAAAGAAGGAGCTGTTATGGAATCATATCTTGGAACATTAAGTCAGTATCAACCAGAAGAATTAACCCAAGAGAATCTTGATGTCATAGAGACATACATTAATAAACAATTACGTTCATATAATCCCAAGGAGGCATTAATTGCGCCTGTCTCAGACGAAGCAATCTTTCAAGAATTTGGTCTAAAATAATCCTATGGCAATTACAGAAGAACAAATTGCTAATGGTGTTAAAACGCTTTCTGACCGTGGAGAACCGCGAGAAAAGATTGCTAAGTTTGTTCGTGCCGCAAGAGCTACACAACAGCAGCCACAAGAGCAAGAGCAGCCACAAGTAGAACAACAAGCCCCACAAGTTGCATTTTCACCAGAATTAGTGGCTGGTACACCAGAACAACAATCTGCTGCAACGGCTCGTAATCTGCAAGGACGCATGGGCTGGACAGACCCAGTAGACCCAAATGCAGGACTAGGGATTGTTCCTAGAATGATGTTGGGTGCCGCACAAACAGCGGCAGATACATCAGCCTATCTTAATACAGAATTTGGAGAGGGTAATTGGACTTATGCTGCTAATAACAAGTTTTTTGTTAAAATAAATGATGGAAAGGGTGGCAAAAAATGGGTGCTTAATGACCCAAAGGGTTTGGATATTGGCGATGTTGCTGAATTTATCCCTAAAGTTCCAGAATTTATAGCTGGATTTGTTACAGCGGCGGCTAATTCACCTACAGCCGCTGGCGGTATGTTTAGATTAGCTAAAGCATCTGGTGCTAGCGCATTAGCCTCTGAACTTGCAGGAGCATTAGTTGACATAGGATTTAGGTTTGCCGTGGATAAGCCAATTAATCTACCAGAAATAGCAACCCGTAGAGGCAAGAATGTAGCTGCTGGAACTGCTGCTGGTGTAGCATTACCTAAATTTATACAAGCTGTTGGTAATAAAATTACTGAAACTGGTGGAGCAAAAGGAGTATTGCGTGCCTTAACTGCTGAAGGTCAAGATGCTAAACGTGCTTTAACTGGGATGGGATATAACCCACAAACGTCATCTGAGCTTGCCCCAGAAATTCTTGCAAGAAATAGGTCTGCATTAACCGCTGTAGAAGCTGGCGATGCTGTTGGCCGTGTTCTTACACAATTTGATAATCGTGCCAATGAGACGGCAACAAGACTTCTTGGTGGAGCGGCAAGGAGTGTTGATAATCGAGCAGAGGAATTATTGTTGCAAACCGCTCGCGCAACCCCCAAAACACAAACAGAAGTTGGTTTAGGTGTGTCTGGTGGGGTTAAAGCGTTTTATGATAACGCAATGCAAACGGCAGAGGATTTATATACACAGGCTAATAATACAATAGCCGCTGCATCTGGTGGGCGTGGAGCAGCTATTATCCGTCTTCCCCAAACAGATGCTTTAATTAAAGATATGTTAAATGATAGATTGGTAGATGCTAATGGTCTTCCAATTAAAATTGGCGCACCATTGGTTAATACATTAATACAAACATTGCAAGCCACTGGAACAGCACAAAAATTGCAAGCCGTTAGGAATCTACGCACACAATTATCTCAACAGATGAATGGGGCCGCTATCTTTGAGGGCATGGATGCTGGAACAGCAAAAAGATTGCGCAATATCCTATCTAAGGATATGGAAACCTCTATCAACAATTACACTGGGGTGGGTGCTAGAGAGATGCAACAAGCCGATAAGTATTATCGTACGACTATTGAATCTATGGACGATAGTGGCGTAGTTGGCAAGATTGTTGGCGATAAAGTTCAATATCCATCAGATGTTGTAGATATGATGTCAGAAGGAAAACTAGCTGATTGGGTGGCAATGAGCAGAAATATGCCGCCAAATAACTACTCTGAGCTTAAACGTTCTGTCATTACAAAATGGATTGGTGGAGAAGACGTAATGATTGCTGGTCAACCATATCGAGACGTTATATCTTTGGGGACTAAACTGCGCTCGGTACTTCCAGAGGTTAAAAATGAAATCTTTGGTAATCCTACGGTTTGGCGTGGTCTTGAGAGAATAGCCAAAGAACAAGAGTTTATTGCCGCCAGACAAGGCATCTTTTCAAGGGCTGGTGCAATTTCCCCAGACGCATTGCGTCAAGCAGCGGCAGATATGAGAGCATCAGGTTTTGATGTGGCTAATGCTAATCTCCGTAGGTCTATGGCAGTTCAAGAACAAAGAATTAATAGCCTACACAGTTCTTTAGTATCTCAAGTAAAGAATGGAAACTTCTTTGAGGCAACAAAAGACCCTGTTGCGTTGATGGATGCTTTAATGTCTGGCAAATATCGGGCTAATTATGTTGGTCAAATTCTAAATGGTATGACCCCAGAACTTAGAGAAGATGTTTCTAGGGCTGCTTTTACAAGAATCTTTGATAAATCTAGAATATCGGCTGAATCAGCTATTAATAATCCAAGAGGCATAACCTATAATGCTACTACGGTAGCAGACTCTATCCTTGGAACACCAGAACAAAGAGCAGCACTTCAATCCTTGCTTGGAAATCAAAGATATGCAACTGCAAGGAATTGGGTAACCTATACATTGCAAATGGAGCGTGAAATGCAGCGCAAGGGCGTAATCGCAAAGACTGTTGGCAGGCTTTTAAGCGTTCTGCCATACCCCAAGTTAGCTGCTGCCAGACTTGGTTCAGAAGTTATTGAAACCGCTGCTGGCAAACGTGTGTTTGCTGGGATTAATCCACAGTCTGCTGTTTTATTTGCAGAGAGCAGACTATTATCAAACAATCCAATAAGAACTGCTGCGGCAAATGTTATAATCCAAAGGGCAACCTCAAATGCTCTATATGAAGATTATCAAGAAATGATGTCGCCACTTTCTATGGAACAAAGAAATGCTATGGACGCATTTATGTTAGGGCCAAAAGAATAGCTATTTAGCTAGTTTCTTCCACAAGCCTAAACTGGTGAGGAATATCCAGACAACGTATTTGTGATACCAAGTGTTATTAAGACACTATCCTCCTTAAGTCATCGGCTACGAGAAATAACTCTTGTGCGGTTGCATTAGATTTTATTGTGTTGGCGCGGTGCGAAATTATTCTAACATTTCCAGAAACATATCCAAGGGAACTGTTAATCCTGTCTAAACTGGGGCTTTCGGGTAAGAGTTTACCTAAACCAGTCTTAAGCCTAATGCCAAAGATAGGACACAGAATGGGCATCTTAATATCTTCGCGTTTAAGATTAAATACCCAGCCTTTCTTTTTTGCTCTGCTTTTTGCCGATATTAACATTGTTGGAATAGGGTCTATTGTTCTTTTTTTTCTTTCATTTGCCTTATACTGAGCATACCTATCTGGAAACTTTCTTTTCCAATCTGCGCTTCGTTCTTTAGCGCAATCTTTGCATTTATAACAATGTTTATCCTTGGTCTGCCAACTGTAAGAGAATTGAGATAGTGGTTTTGTTACATTACAGCGCGTGCAATGTTTTGAATCTTTGTTCATAATGACATCTTCTTCCAGATTCGTAAACTTGTAAGAAAGACCCAGACAACGTATTTATGATGCCAAGAATTTGGCTTGGGGAACGCATAGATGTATGGCCCCGTGCCATCAATCATGTATGGGGCTGTGCCGTTTAACACGCGCACTAAGATAGGCCTCCCTGTCTTGCTGTAGAGGCCCAAAACGGTTTCTGTAGTGGGTTCGTTGCTCTGGTCGCTATGATTGCCAATGTCTACGTCCACCTCTGTTCCGTGTGAATAGACGTTGCCGTGCAAGGCTACAGACCGTGAGCCGCCTTTAATGGTGGCGAGATACTTCCCTTGAGGACGCCAACCATCACAATGCACAGTGATGACGCTGGCTTTGTTGTTTACGTCTACACAGTCCTCTTTGCCGCCCCAAATTTCTTGCACTAGGACAGTGAAGTTGCGGCATCCAGACGTAATCTTTAGGGTGTCAGACCACCAAGGAGACACCACAGGAAAGCCTATAGACTTAAGCTGTTCTATGGTGTTGTTGTTGGTGTCGTAGAAATTATGTAAGTTGTGGTCTTGTGTTCCGTCTGGGTTCATGTTGTTCCCTCCATTTGTTCAATCAGTTGCAATAGGCCCATAGGTAAGTATGGGTAGGATTTGACTGCTAAAATGATAGATTTTAGTTTTTCGGTTTCTTTAGTCATTTGGTTTTCTTTTTACAGGTGAATGTCTTCTTGATGAACGAGCAGATAGTGGCTGCTGGGTTGTCTTTAAGCAAGGGCTTTTTGAATATAGCATCATAATTGGCCGCATACTTCTCTAAGTCTACAGGTCTTGGCCTATCTCCTTTGCCGTTTGCGTTCATTAGATATATCCCCTCCAAACAATCATAATCCAATATAAGATTAATTTGTTCATTGCTATAGACGCTTTATAACCCATAACAAATACTTGATTCGCTTGATGGATTCTGCCCATTAATCGGTTCATTTGTTTTGCATTAGCGGCTGTAAGTTCGCGTTCAAGTTGACGAGCAAAATCTGGATATACGGCGGCGTCATAGTTTTCGTCCTCATATTCCTTCTGTGCCTTGTCTGTTCTTGGTGTGTCGCTCATTTTTTCTTGGCCTCCGCTTTATCGGCAACATAAGCACTATGCACGCTCTCCGTGATGGTGTAGTAGTGGCCGCACTCTTTACACTTCATTTTATAGCTCTTGGTTCCTTTGGCTGATACGGATGTGCCATAGGTGATGACGTTACGGCTACCGTCGTGGGGACAAGTCCATTTCTCATGCCCTAGAAGCACACCAGCGTGGGTTTTAGCAGCCATCAGGTCAGATAGACGCTTCCACACCTTCTCTAGTATCACTACGTCATGTTTACAGTAGTCTGTCATCAGCTTCATAGCCTTTGGACTGTTGTGTAGACAAATGTCCTTCCATAGCCCAAACTCTGTTTTAATCTTGGCCCCCAAGCCTAGATAACGCGCTAAGTAGTCCATCTTGTTGCTATTGAACAAGAACTGGCTCCTAGCCCATTTGAGCGTGTCCACTGTTTTGTAAGGCTGGAATGCTAGGCCGTGGAAGATGCAGCGGGTCTTGAACCACTTAACGTCAAACTTGTCTCCGTTGTGTGCCACCATCTCGTCGGCTTCTGCGGCCACTTCTAGAAACTTCTTGAGCATGGCCTTGTCGCATTGGTTCTTATCCCATGTTAAGATATAAGATTTGTTTTCATGCTCCCACTTGTAGCCAATGCAAATGATGGCTCGTTCTTTGATGATGTTGTCCTGTGCAATGTTTAGGTCGTAGCCTACGCGCCATGATAGGACGACGTTGGGCGAAGTTTCCAAATCAAAAAACAGTCTTTTAATGGAACGATTATTCATGGGTAGTAACGGTTGTTTTGTTTTTCTGGGCAAGGGCATGAGCTTTCTGATAAGCTATAAATTTAGCTGGATTCTTTGCGTATCTCGCTTTCATGTAAGCAGATATTTTATCTGCGTTTGCTATCCTATACGCCTTTCTGTATGCAACCCTGTCC